TATGCTTTTTTCAAGCGCTTTAGCGACTTGGGTGTCATTAAGACCTTGTTTTCTATAATAAGCTTCTAATTTCCCATATCTTTTTCTTCCTTCTGGCGTAAGTGTACCGTCAGGATTCTGATAACGTCGTATACCCCATTTCATGCCTTTTACACCGTGATGGTAAATTGAGTTATAGTCGTATTCAATGTATGCTCTATAATCGTTTGACATTTTATCACCCCTTGCTATGCAGTTTAGCACGACGAGCTTTGTTCAGTGCTGCATTCTGTGCTAATATGTCTTTCTTGCTCATCTTTTCCGGATTGTTTTTAGCATTGCAAACCCTTATTAATGTCGTCAATCTATTTAAATGCCACTTCTGAAACTCTATTGGTATCTGAAGGGCTATCATTTGCCAATATATTACTTCGGACGTAAGTATCTCTTTCTTCGGTTTTTTTGCACCTTTAAACCCTGGTTTTTTCTTTTTCTCGTCTCCGAACCACGTGGCGGTCATAGGATCGTTTATATAACTCATTATGTCTTGTATGTTTTCACTGGTTAAACTTAAGTATACTAACGGATCCACATTTGCCGGCGATATCGTCATGCATTTAAAATAATCTACTATTTTTTCCGTTGTGTCTAATGCTCCTTCGACCAAAAACGGTTTTTTCCAGTTTGCTTCCCATTTTGAAACGGAGATTAGAGAATGCTCTAAAACGAGCGTGGTTTCTTTTACATTTATAAATTTATTGTTTTGTTCATCGTAAAACTCTTTGGCCGGTACGTGTATCGTCTTAGGCATTCTCTTCCTCCAAATGTATTAGTTCTGCTTTCCGCCAGGAATAACTTCGTATCCAACTAACTTATTAAGTTCGTTGGGATCTGCTTTTGCTATTCCGTCAGCTACTTCCTTAGGTACAACAGCGTTGATAAAATCAGCCATAGCTTTGTCTCCGCCGTCAATAAACTCCATCATAAGCTTGTCGTATGCCGGATGACACTGAAAACGCTGTCTGATCTCTGGACTCTTGAGGAACTCTTCCCCATCTGCTGACTTTTCGCCATAGCAAGAAAGTACAAAATCTTCAAAGTAACTGTATATTTCGCGATTATCGTCGGACTCTACCATTTTCTTGATTTTTGCTCTGAGACCGCCGTTCTCCACGAGCTGCATCTTTGCGATCTCTGTCTTTGTCAAATGAAAGTAGAAATTCTTCGTCTTCTTGTTTCCGTTGTAATCTTCGTAAGTGATAGTTTTTGTTAACATTATTTCGTCCTCCTAATTTATAAAAGGCGGCCAGCCTAACTGAATACCGCCTGATTATTTGTTACGCTATCATTTTGATGTTATCAGCCTGCTGCTCTAGCGATCTCGATAACAATAGCACTCTTAGGCTTAACGAGTGCACCGGATACACGAGTCTCCATGAGGTACTTCTGTGCGTTTACATCTATATCGAACTGCTCGAAGCTATTAATCTCGCCACCGCGATCAGTACCGATATTGTAATCTGTAGGATTGAAGATAATAGCTGCAAGATCATAAGTTGTAGTTGTTGCTTCAGCTCCAGTACCTTCAGTAATAGTTCTGTTGATACCTTCCATGATCTCAACTTCCTCGATCTCCTTAACGCGGCACTTTGTAGCAAGCTCGTTCTCTGTCTTGTAAAGGCTGTAACCGTTACCATCCTCGAGAAGAAGCATGTTAGTTTTGTACTCTGCTGTTGTGTACATTGTAGGATTACCAGATCCCTTGTACTGAGTACGAGCCTTGATAGCAGCTCTGATGACTCTCTTCGCTCTAGCATCATCTGACTCATTAGCGATATAAGGAAGTCTGATCTTGATAGCGTAGAGATCTGCGTCGTTGTATACGGGCTTGATGTGGTCCTCGGAGATCTTATCTTCGTATGCTGTGCTACGTCCATCACCAACAAGAATAGCTCTTGCGATTTCCTCATTGAGCATTCCGCGCATTTCCTTCTTGATCCAGGAAACTACGTCGAAATCTGTGATATCAACGATATCATCTCTGTCCATCTTCTGCTTCTTGTATACTGTCTGAGGTGTGATGGATCTCTTAAGCAGAGTGAACACTTCCTCAACCTTCTGGTTGCCCTTGATGTAACCTTTTGCACGAGCTTCGTCAGCTGTGATGTCAGCGAACATCATCTTAACTCTTGAGAACGGCGTGTGATGTGCTGCACTAAGGAGCTTCTCTGCCCAACTCCGATCTCTCATGATGAAATCGGGCTCGCCGGAGGTGAAGTTCTTTACATCAGGGAACAGCCAATCGACGTTAGCTACGCCGTATGTCTGTGTGGTTCCATCTTCGTTTGTAGGGTAGTTTGCGGGAGTAACTGCGTGTGCAAGAACTCCGTCTTCATCCTCCATGTGATGCTTAAGAGACTCGCTAAGGCTGCCAAATCTCTTCATGTCTGCAAGAACCTGCTTGCGATCCTCTAATGTGATTGCGGGTCCAGTTACATATTCTCCGTTTTCAAATACGTTGTGCTTCATGTTTTCCTCCTCGTCATCGTCTTCATCTGCGCCGCCGGTTGCCTCTTCTACTGCCTGGCCGACGAGAGCATAGCAAACTTTTTTCTGCTTGTCGTTCATTGTGTTCCATACGTCTTCAATTGTTTCTCCGGATGACTTTTCGTCATCTTCATCGTACGCGTGCTTCATATCATCCTCCTCATCATTCTCCTCATCATTCTCGTCTTCATCGTAATCTTCTTCGTCTTCTTCGTCTTCTATATCGATAGACTCCATTCCGTGATAGATTACTGCTTCGTCGAGATCTTCGATCTCTTCTGGATCCATATCAAACCCGTGAGCTACTGCGACAGAATTTCTGTCAATAACTGCACCAGGATTGCATCCTCCGAGTACAAGACTTACTTCTCTGATCACGCCGTGCATGACATTCTTTCCGTTCTTCTGAAGCTTGTTCGCGTAAATAGAAAGAGCGTCGATGTCGTCGTTTCCGAGACATTCTTTGGCATGCTGAGCCTTTTTGGAATTATTGAACTTACAGTGTGCGTATACGCAATTGTCCTTTTCCTCAAGTATAGCATGACCGATAACGTTTTCGACATCTCCGTGCTGGTGGTTCCATACGAGTGGTACTTTCTTACCGTCGCATCCGCCAAAAGCGCCAGGAGCAAGTGTGAGACCATCTTCACACTTAATGCCGTATTTGGTAGCTATGCCACCAAAGTCAAATTTTCCTGCCATTTTAATGTTTCTCCTTTCTTAGTATGGTATTTCATTTGGATCAATTTCTTCGCCCTCTGGAGGTTCTTCGCCGTCCGTTGGCATTTGTTCCATAGGGTTTATGTTCGGATTACTGAGCTGATTTGCTACTGGTTCATCAGACGGTCTATATCCAACGATAGATCTTGCTTCGTTCGGAGTGAGTACCTGAGACCTTATCAACGGCTCTATAACCTTGGAAATATTTCCTATAGGAACAAGCTTAAACGAATTCTGAACAAAGTATATAGACTGACCCTGAGTTATAGCAGTTGCGCTCAACCATTTACGTGTCATCTCCGTCGTTATTGCAGCGAGCACCGGTTCGATCACGTTGTTTCGATAGTTTAACTGCTTCTGTTCATCAGCGGTTCCGTTTAGTATCTCTTCACAAATCCCAAGCTCGGAATAGAACATTTTTGTTAGGTATTCTATCTGAGTCATTAGATTGTTTTCAAGAGGTCTATTAAGCTGAATGACTTTCTCGGTAGCTCCAAGATAAGCTATTCCGTACTTCTGGTCAGTCAATTGGTTTTGTATGTCCTGTCTACGCTCTGTGGCGATCTTTTTCTTCATCGGCGACGATACGTCATATGGCAACTGTACGATCATGTCGAGTTTACCAGCCGACAGCTGATCATCTATAACGTCTAATAGATTTAACTTTGTTATTAGTCTTCTGCCGATAGAGTTTGGCTCGTTCATAACTGCGTAGAACGGGTTTTCTATTATAGCTACAGACTTCTTAGGGAGCGTCACTTCTCGTTTTCTTCCAGTTTCGTCATCATACAGCTCGACACGAACGTACTTAGGATACCACTGTTTGATCTTGGCGGTTCGTAACTCGTATATCTTGTAATTTTCTTCCGAGATGATGTTCTTTGACGTTAACGTTGGAACGACCGCGATTACACCCTCGTCGAACATGGAAAGCACAATATCCTGAATGAGGGATCTTCCGGTTTGATCGATATTGGCAGACAGCGTTAAACATTTATTTAAGCTGTCGTTTATTGTATCTTCAAAAAATCCTTCGTCATTCTTTCGTATGTGTTCCACGTCAACTGCAGCGCAATCTATAGCTATTCTGTTATACACCGCGTTTACGATGGATCTGTCGCCACCATATATCACGCGTTTCTTGTCCGGTCTTGTAGAGTATGATGGACCAAGATTCTTACCGTAGAGGGTTGGATCTCTACCTCGGAACACGTCCCAAGCTCTTTTTGCCCTTTCAGTTATTGAGGACATTTAAAACTCTCCTTTCGACACTATCATTTTGATGATTTAATAAAATTGATCTTTATAAACTTTGTAAGCAACCCAAGCATCAAGCAGTGCTGCCACATTGTCTATCTTTTCCTCATATCGTTTCTTTAAAAGCTTTCTGTTTCCGTTTGTATCCTCGAGAACAACGCAGTTACCCATAGCAAATTTCATCAACTCCTGATCAAATATAAGTTTGCGATCTGTCGTCATGTCTTTTATCTCACCGAGAGGTACTGATTCGGTCTTAACGCCCTGAGGAACCTTCTCGATAAAGTATTCGCCGTGTTGCTCTGCCCATTTTTGGACAAACTCTTTTGCATTGTATGGATCATATCCGAGACACGATACGTCATACTCGTTTTCATCTATGTACCGATCAAGATCGTCATAGACTTCCATCATATCAAGTATGCTTCCCTCAAGAACAATCAAACTTCCCTCGTCAATAAACTTCTGATATAGCTCTCTGGGGGCGGAAGGAAGTCTAGAAAATGTTCTCGTGGTAATATAACTTCTTGTCTTGACACCAAATTCACCCATACCGAGCGGAAATAAAAATGTAAACGCACAGAAGTCATCGCCCTGAGATAAATCTGCCCCGAGGGCACAAGACATCTGCCAGAAATTACGCTTGCGGTGTGGTGTTATTTCGTCAAACGTAAAGAAATATGTATACCCTTCCATTGGTATACCAAATCTTTTTGCAAGAATGTCGTTTCTAGACGCAGGAGCATTCTCAGCTCGTTCTTTATCTTCCTGATATACTTCGTAGCTAACAGTGATGCCAAGATTCGGATTGGCTTTTAACCACATCTCGGGATCTTCTACTTCTTTAATGTCGTCTAAGCAATAATACCAGATAGATACATGCTCGGCTGAGTATTTACCTCGTAAAATATCGAGCAACTCCATCTTAATTGTATCGCCGGGGCCGTTTCTAACTGTTCCTTCCGAAGATGCGGCGACTATTAGATAGTCTGGAAGTTTAGAAGCACCCTGCTCGATGGCACCTATAGGATCTTCGCGAATATCACAAGAAAGCCATTCGTCAACTGTGGCTGTTTTACATCTTAGACCCTGGAGTCTATCGATTGTCATAGGTAGTATTCGCAATATAGAATTTGTTAGTGTATTCACTATTCCAGCTTTTGACGAATATAGCTTTCTTCTGGAATCCGGATTGCCGGTGGTATTCTGATTCGAACCCATCGTAAGAACCTTAAACACCGACCCGGGGGCTCTTGCTATTGCGGTACGTAAAGGTCCTAAAACCTCGTCAGACTGTCTCATTGTCGGAGAAGTCGTTATCTGGTCCGTCGTCTCTGGGTCTGACACAAGATGGAAAGCTTGTATGCTCTCCAGATATATGGTTTTAGCAGCACTTCTGGCAACTATTAAGAATTGCTTTCTGGTAAGACGTTTCTTAACTCGCTTTTTTACGTATCGACCTTTTGAACCGTTAGATTCTCGTACATAAACGAGCTTATCTACGAATTCATACCAGCCATATACGTCTTCTGCCCACAGCTTAAATGCATCCGTTAATACTAGAGGGGAACCGTCGGTGAGAGTTAGTTCTGTTTCGGCAAATAATATGTAAGCTTCTACGGCTGCTTCGTCGTAATAATACCTTGGATCTTCTATTCTCCGATCTATTCTCTGCATTTGCAAAGAGATGTATTCGTTTACAGGTATCTTACCACTTAATACTTTCTCTCGGAATTCCCCGTAATATTTCGGAGTCGCTGTATTTGATAACATGTCTTACTCCTAGTTATGTTTGTTTTCTTTGTTTCTCCTGTATCTTTTTGGCTTTCTTATTGTATTTACGAACACGCTTAATATGTCGTGAGCTTCATCCCACGAAATATCTAATGCTTTTGATATAGCTCTGACAGTGCAATCGCCTGTAGAGAGCCCGCATGGATTAGGTTGGTAGTACTGCCACATTATTCACACCTCTTTTAAGTCCCGCTTCGACCCTCGGCCATTCCGAAAGTTAAGTAGTGTTCGTAGTATTTTGGCCAATCGTTGCCAAAAGCCGAAACGAGATCTGGATTGTTGAATCGATGGACAAAAGGATCAAAATTAGCGGATGCTCTTCGTCCTTCTTTTCTACCGAAAATTACGAAATGTGTCCACAGCATTTCAGCATTACCATGAAATACGGCATTAAGATCCGGGTATCTCGTGTTATAGTACACCGGATCAAATACTGGTCTGTAATCTACACCGCCGATTGTATAAGCAGACGTCTGAGACGGATTCTGTGCTCCGAGCATGAGATTAACCTGCTGTGCTATCCACTGGTGTTTACTCATGAGATAGTCTCCGGGGCAAGCTTTGTTCGCAAACCACCTATGGACTGTCATGTTCTGCTTGTCGACCTGACCGATAAGCTTTTTGTCATTGCACCATTTAAGCATCGGTATGCCGTTACGCCTACAAATATCTACGAGTAATGCTACAAGAGCTCCAAGAGCCTTATAAGACACGTGCCATCCGGTATTTGCTCCGCCATCGTTAGCCACTTCAATCGTGATAGCTCTCTGGTCGTTTGGAGCATTGGATGTCGCCCAGGATCTATAGTTTTCTGGTACCGAACAAGCTATATCACCATTCGAGCCGACACAGTAGTTCGAGGAACACTGTCTTGACTTGTTCATGAATAGATCTGCGCACCTCTTAGCTGTAAGATTACCGGCCATGCAATGGATCGTGATCGTGTCGATCTTCTTTACTCGTTTGGATTTGCACGGGGATACACGGACATAGGAGACGAGCGAGGAATAAATATCACTCATCGCCCTTACCTCCGTACATCTCGTCGTTGAACTCTTTGTTCTTGAGATAGATGCCTGTAGAAATTTCAAGTACCGTTCCAAGAAGCGTTGCAAGCGCTGCGATTGTCATATTTATCTGATCGCCATAAGGAAGGTTCCATATCTGTGCAATAGCAAGATAGAAAACACCTAAC